AGCAACTTCAATTAAATTTTTAATTGATTCAAACACCTCATCTAAATCTTTTGTTCTATATACAGACTCACTATATTTTTTATAGTTCTTAACCGCTTCTAAGAAAGCTTGTTTTTGTTCTAAGGTCAAGCCATCTTCTTTTAACTCATCTTCATTTGTGAATGAACGAGCGTATGGATTAGAATATACTTGTCCAATCTTCATGTTTCCATTCAAGTATGCTTGTGATTTAGATTCTTTTAGTATTTGTGTTAATTTTTTCATTCTTACTTTCCTATTTTAAAGAACAAACACCATCTATCTCACAAATGATGTCTCTGATAATGTTATTTATTTTTTTATACGATTTAATAGTATTCTTATTTACTGATTCACTTAATGGTCTCATAAATGCCCCATGAGTTGATGGATTGGATACAAAATCCCAACAAACCAAATCGAAATCATCTTCAACCATCACAGTTCCATTTTTCATTTCTTTTATAGAACCCATACCTCTTGATGAGATACCAACAGTACAACCTGCTTTTAATAGTTCTTTGATGATGTTACCAGCTGGAGTTTTTAAGATTTCAACTTTACCCATAACATCGTTTCCATTCCACCATACATCTCTAACTATGTGAGATGTATTTTTTAATTCAACAACAGATGAATCAGGATGGTCTAACTCACCATATGCTCTATTTTCTTTTATTTCTCTCTTTTTGTATTTCGTTACTTCTCTCTGTAAAAGTTTTTGGGGATAAATTCTACCATTTTGATTCTGAGCCTCAGCACGTTGTAATACACCAGTAACTATCAAACGACCATTGTTTTTATTCAATGATTCGTTTATTTGTTGTTTAGTTAAACTAAATGATTCTGTTTCTATTAATAATCGTTTACTCATATTATCCTTTATGAACTCAATTCTTTTAATCTCTGTGCAACTGTTATCATTCTCTCAGAAATTTTTTCAAATCTTCTCTGTGTTGATTTCCAATATTGACCGTTATGTACACCTGATTCTTTTTTTAGTTTTGTGTTTTGGTTTACAATACGTTCCATCTTATACATCATAGAGTTTATCTTTTTAATAGAATCATTTATTTTCTGATAATCTTTCATTGAATCATCACGTTTATATTCTTTATAAGATATCTCATTTATTTTATTTTCCATCTTATTTTCAAACGATTCTAATTTTTTTGTATATAAGTTTGTTTTCTTAGCTTTTGTGTAACCATAAGATTTAGGTTCATCCTTTTCATCATCCCCAGCCTTTCTAAATGCATATGGTGTTCTTGGTGGGCCTGCACCACCATCTAAATTACCTGTAACGTTGGCTTCATTCATATCAAAAGTATCCCAAAAATTATCAGTAGTAGCATACTTTCCGAAATCATCTGGATATACGTTAATTTTACCACCAGTAATCTCTTTTAATTTAACTTGGGTTTTACTAACAGAAATAACTTTATATGTATCACCATCAGATTGTACAACTTGACCTACCTTTACATCATCAAGAAAGCTATATGCTTCTTCCAACTGATTAAACTTCTCTTCCATCTCTTTTATCAATCGTTTCATTTATATACCTTTTTAAGTTCACTATAAAGTTCATAGTATCGTAGTAATGAAAGTACCTGTGATTCGGTAATTGTTTTTGATTCTTTTAACTTTGAAGTAAGTCTTAGAACCTCATTAACTTTAATATTAATAACATCATCCGTTATATTAACTGATTCTAATATCTTGGTGAGATTATTACATTCCGTTACCACAAAAGTTTTTAGTTTGTCTGAATTATCAACAGAGTTAATATACTCTTTCAGAACACCCCTTTGTTTGGAACTTAGATTTGTATACTTAGTATTAAAGTTTTCAACCAACATTTTCCATGCAAGTAATCTAACTTCTTTTGGTTGTTTTGAATATTCCTCATTAACCTTAGATAGTATACTATTGTTTGATGATTTAACAGTTAGGTGTTCAATCAACTGAGATTTACAATTTACATATAATTTTGGATTATCTGAACTTGAATACTCAAATAATTTATATATCGATGCGTTCTGTTTGTAATTTGTAACTCTATACTTGAAAAAATCCTCTAAAACATAGTTTTTTTTGATATCTTTGATAAGGTTATATTTTTGCTTGTTCAAATTAGTGTTGTTTAATTTTGAACGTTCCTCTAATAAAATATTCAAAAACTCACTAGCTTTGTATTCTGAATCAAAGTTTTCTTTTAACGATAACTGATACAGTTTTAACTCCTTTGATAACTCTGTTTGTTTACCAAAATGGGTTTTAATTATTGATGTCGCTACAGAGTCTTTATTATTTAGAGTATCTGATGCTATTTGTCTAACTAACAATTCAAATAGTATGCCAGTATTTTTATACTTACTATGTTTTATTTTTTTCATCTGACCTTTGTATTTTATAAAAAATAAGTACGGTTGTTAATAAATATATCAAATATTAGATTTCAATATATTGTCTTCATTTAACATATTTATATTCTCAGTAATATCCTCTTTTTTCAAAGATTCTTTTATGATTTGTTTAGTTTTCATTTTTGTTTTCATTTGTGATAACATAGCATTAGTTGATTCGGCATTGATATTTATCGACTTATTACCCAAAGGGTCTCTACCGAATGGTGATTTATCAGTTCCATAATTACCACCCTCTTTTGGTCTACCAGAACCTGACCATCCACCTTTCGGCATTTCAGTTTCTAATTGTGGTGTTTCTGTGTTATTACCATCATCAGCACGTTGTTGTGTTAGTGATGCTAAATCATGTGGAGTACCAAACGATTCACCTGTTTTAGCAGGGTCGTTACCCTCATTTTGAATTTGTTCGTGTCTAAATCCTAATTTTAAATCGTTGATAACATCTAATTGTTCATTTTCCCACTCTTGTTCTGACATATTGAATATGTTTTCATATATCCATTTTTGTGATATCATTTTAAGGTCTTTTATATCTGATGCTAATCTTACCTTTTCGCTCCATAGATTTGCTTTTTCTTGTTCGTATATAATTGATGGTGTAGTTAGCTCTAAGTTAAAGTTTACCAACTCTTCATCCTCATAACCTTGTGAGTATAAATGTACGATTGCAATCTTAGTTAATTCTGAAAGTACAATCTTTTGGATTCTTTCAATTGAACGTGCAAATCTAATATCCTCTTGTGCTAAAGTTGCCTTACCCTCAACACCGTCCTCATATCCTATAAATGCCTTTGGAACTTTCAATGCCGCTAACATTCTATTTTTAAGATATTCAATATCATCTATACCACCAAAATCCATTCCACTTAATGTATCAATCTCAGTACCACTCTGCCCACCTCTAACAGGTAGATAGTAATCCTCTAACATATTCTGTAAGTTAAACTTCAGATTATACTCTCCACTTGATTCATCAACAAATGGTACTTTTTTCATTTGGTCAATGATTTGTTTCATGTAAGTATCTACTTCAGCAGGTGGGATATTTCCAATATCAATTTTAAATATTCTCTTTTCTGGTGCTCTCATAACGCGATGTATCATCATTGCATCTTCCATTAGAGTTAACTGTTTCCAATTTTTTCTAGCACCCTCTAATATAGAACGACCATATGGTAAGAAATTACTATCTGATAGTAATCTGAAGTGACCTACTTGAAATGATTCTAAATATTTAGTTTCATCTCGTCTACTCAATGTATTATGATTTTGTACCTCAAATCTAACAGAATATGGATTATCTAAATCATAACCCTCTTCTCGTATAGTTTCATAAACTGATAATGGTTGTGCATTTACTATACCTAATTCATCATCAATATCTAAATGTAGGTAATAATCACCATACTTAACCATACCCCTAATCCAAGGCCACAAATTAAACTCTATATTTAAAACATCATAAAATAAATTATGTAATGTTTTTTTAAGATTCTCATTACCTGATGTAATACTAAGTACATCACCCATATCATTTTTAAGTGTACACTCATCTGAGTATATATCTAATATTGATGAGATTATGGAGTCCTTATCCATTGCTTCATAATCTGTATATAGTTCTAATTTGTTTGAATGGTAATTAAACTTATCATTGTAAGATTGATAGTTTTGTCTATAACCAGCGCCGTGTAATCTACCATATCTATCGTAGTATGTTGAACTTTCAGTATTACCTGAACTTTGTAGTCTTGCTGAATCAACAACTCTAATTTTGTTTTTACCTATACGTCTAACAACTACCTGAGTTGAGAATAGTTTCTGAAGTCTACTAAATAATGATTTATCTGCCATAATATGTTTCTATTCTAAATGTCTACAAAATATAAATATACAAAAAAAATACATAACTTCCAAATTTTAGAGTAACCATCTCAAATCCTCACTACCATTTTTTGTTTTCATACTCCAAGAGTCCTTTGCTTTTTGTGGTGTAGTTTTGAAAATTCCTGCATTTTTTGTTGTTAGTGATAAAGCTTTTCGGTTTAATTCAATACCTTGTTGTCTTAGTTTCAATGCTGTATCTCTTACCCATAGAGATGTAGAGAATGATATTACCAAGTCATCATTGTATCCTTTTTGTGCCTCTGCTCTATTACCACTCCATATAAAAACAAAGAGTTCATCAATCAGTCTTTTTGAACGTATGATTGGAACTCTTTCTCTCATATAAGTATCTAATTTAGATATAACCAATGGTCTTGTTCTACTTGTCATTGAGAAACCAGGTACCATTTGTGATTTATTTTTTAAATCATATGCCTTTTGTAGATGTATATTTTCATCAACATATCCAAATTCTTTGTATGAATAATATAGGTTTGTGTAGTTTCTATCAATCACCTCTTGTATCACAGCCCATCCAATATTTGCATTCTCAATCACAAGTAGGGCATCATTCCATTCAGTTGCAACATTAACTAACATATTACCATATTGTTTAGTTTCAATCTTACCTCTATATTCTGCCACTTGTTCTACAGTTTCAACATCTATAACGTGAAATGCTGAGTAATCAGCTCCATCACCACGAGCCACATCCGCCACAACTATATAATCTCTTGAATAATTTGGTTGTTGCCATATCCAATAGTTAGCATCAAATCCTCGTTTTTCAACAGGTTCTTGTACATGAGTTTCCTCATACCATTTTAATAATGTACCATCAACAACTGTATAACCTGATGATATGAAATCACAATCACATTCTTGTGCGGCAATCTTTTCACCTAATAATTGTGTTTGTTCCTTTCTCCACTTTTTATCT